GGTGGCTATCTTGCATTTACCTGCTTCAAACAAAGGGGCACATGCTTTCACAGCATCACGACCTGCTTCATCTCCATCAAACATAAGGATGATTTCTTCCCAATTACCAGAGAAGTATTTCATGTTAGCTTTGATAGCTTTCGCTGCGCCTGCAGCACCATTGGGCACAGATATCACAGGCCATTTGTTGTCTTGTATCTGACTCACAGACATTGCGTCTATGGAGCCTTCGCAAATTACAACACGCTTACCTTTGGTCCAGAGGTTAGTACCAAACATCGGCATATCTGAGAAGTCACCTAAGATTGGGAACGACTTGTCTTGGGTCCTTAGTTGTTGAGCAACCAGCTCACCCTCAACGTTATGAAGAGGGCATATATGTACAGGCTTATCGTTATGACTACCAACCTTGTATCCATAGTGACGTGCAGTTTCTTCAGTGATTCCACGTTGACGTAGTGAACGGACTTCACCTTGAATTAATGTACTGGGCATTCTCTTCACCTGTATGTAATTAGTGTCACCATCAGGCCATTCCATATAGTCACATGTGGTTGTGAAACAATAGGCGCGACCAGAGGCATAGCGAGTTAAGTTGTCGCGTGAGCTGCACTTTGGGCAATGCTCACGGCCCACCATGGGACTGTCATCTTGGTCGCGCACTGTTATAGGGAGTAGCTGGCGTAGCGAGTACGGACACCACTCTTCATTGCAGCTTGTACAGGTACACCACTCTTCATTAAGGTGTGTACTACTGCAGCCAATCGGGTGATTCCGTATAAGCCAATCGCTTCGATAGAAGTGAGTGAACGTCCAGTGCGGAAGTGCTTCATTACAGTTTGTGCTTGGGTCATAATTTTTTACTCTCAGTTGTTGAGTCCATAAGAATGGAATAAGTTAAGTGCCCCCGAATGAGGGCGTACAGCGTAGTTACTGTGATAGTGCAACCTTTGCTATTTCATCCACTCTTTTACATCAAACGCTGGGCAGTCTTTGGTTACATCAGGAAGGTCCCGATGGCCTAAGACTTCAACGTCTGGGTAGCTAAGTTGGAGGGTTGTTACTACATTCGATAAGGTATCGAACTGGATATCTGTGAAGTTATTTTCAGAGATAGCTACATCATCTTCTGTGACACCACCCACCAGCGCGATGCCGATAGAGTTGTGGTTGAAACCTTTAGCGTGAGCGCCTACATCGTTGATGTCTCTGCCCTCTTCTATAGTCCCATCACGTCTAATTATTATTTGATAACCACACCCTAGAAATCCACGATGCCGATGCCATGCATCAACCTCAGCGAATCCTATGTTCATAGATGGGCGTGTTGCGGTGCAGTGGATTACGATGTAGTCCGTACTGCTTCTTTCAGCCATTCGTGCGGGATACTCCCTTTTGAGAATAAGAACCCATGCTTCTCACACCACATAGCGTATGTAGTCTTGGAAGTTTTAGAGATTCTTTGGTTGGGGTTGCTGAACACAAACCTTATGTCCAGATGAGGGTGTTGATTTTTTATAAGTAAATGTTTTTGACGGTCTGCGGTCATGTACCTACCCTTGCTTTCTATAATCATTGAGCCGATTACAAAGTCAGGGGTGTAAGTAGATTCACGGGCAGGTTTAACATATTTAATTTTCAGTTCTTCATATTCAAAGGGGATGCCTTGAGCAGTTAACTCATCGGCAATCCTCTTCTCTAAGCCAGACCTAAACCCATACTTAAGACCAACGAAATAGTCTTTCTTAGAATGGGACGTCATCGAACTCCTCTATGTCAGAAGCTTGGGCCACAGTTGCAGCAGATGCTTCATACTCGAAGCCGTCTTCAACATCGAACATGTCAGAAGCTGTTGATGCACCGTCACCTGTTAAGGCTTCAATGATTTGAACAGTCTTCATACGGAGAGATACACCTGCACCTACCAAGGCTGTGTAATAAAGGACGGGTTGGAAAGATAACTTCACACGGCTACCATTCCAAACTGGAACAGCCTCAGTGATGGGCGTCTTCTTAGAATCAATAACCAAAGGTTTCTGAGTGAAGCTTCCATTCTTACCGTTAACGTTAGCCTTAAGAGTGAACTTGAATGACACGTCACCTGTCTCTTCGTTGATGGTATAAGGAGGATTGACTTTAATTTTAGCCACTGGCTTATTGTTCTCTTCAGCTGCACGTTCAATCGATAGCTTCAGTTGAGCATCTAGCTGGGTGGTTAAAGGTTTGGCAGTTGCACTGTCCATGAACAAGGTACAACCAAAGATTCCTGCCTCGTTGAACTTGTAATCTGCTTCAAAGAAATGTGCCCACTCAGTACGGCCTTCTGGTGTCATAAGTGTTGGTGTTGTTTTTGACATAGTTAATTCCTAGTTGTCAGGTGCGTATAGTTACGCTGGTTATCTGATGTAATTCCGAATGAATTCATCTAGTAAAATTCCCTGCTCTGCTAATTCAAAGGCAAGGTCAATAGGTAATGGCTGGCCCTGCTGTAGTAGCAGCGCAGCTTGTAGCTGTTCAAAGGTTTCAAATTCCATAATGTTTTTTCCATAAAAAAGCCCTGACTCATTGGGGTGAGAAAGGGCAAAACGGTTACCATAGTCATAGTGCAACCTTTGCTCTAAACCGCCATATAGCTACGGCTTAGAACTTAGTGCAGTATGGAAAGTATTCAGGCAAAACTATAGCGTGATGTGACAGTAGCGGCTAAGTCCAAGTTACCTTTCGGTGGTGGTTCAGCGATAGCGTCACGGTTATCAGGATGTAGTTGCCCTCTAAGTTCTTCGTAAAGATTCTGCACGATGTCACCTGACTGATACATTTCCACCATGCTTTCTCTAATTACATGCCAAAACTCATCCGTATCCGCTGCATGCGTCCCGAAAGAGTCATGAATTAGAGACACCGAATCTATTCCAGCATCTTTTGCGCGTGACACACAGAGCTGTAAATGTGCTGCATCACAGCCATGGACCCAGTTAGGTGACATTGACTGAGCTGACTTACGCGTACAGATTTGGTCAGTAGAGCGTTTCAGTGTTAGGTAGATGAGGCTTCCATTGATTGAAGTCTTAACACGTCTAGCTTGTGTGTTGTAGTAAGACTGAACAACTGGAAAACCCAGAGGCGTGGTCCAACGCACTGGCATTGCAGCCATGCTTCCATCAGGCATTGCAAATTTCTCCTTAGAAATCACTGAGGCAGCAGCTGTTAACCAATCCATCAATACTGCAGGGCGTTCAACACTGTCTACCACAGCGTCCCATAAGAGGCGAGCGATGTATGATGATGCACGGTAACCATTATCATAGCTGAATGGGAAAGTCTTACCAGTGCGCTCACACTCACGCTTAAGTGGGTTCATAACGTCCACCTGTACCTGTTCTTTAAAGCCATACATCTTTGAGCCATAGCTATATGTCATTACTGACCTCTTGGATTCTTTTCTTCCAAACCCATAGCTCAACCATTCAAGTGCAAGGTCTGTGTATGATGGAACAACAACCCCCATATTGTTCTTAACAACCTCATAGAATCCTTCAGGTCTTGATGAGTCAATCCTTAACTGAGCCACGACCTTATCAGCAACTATCTGATAGATGTCTTCAGGCTTTTCAGTTGGTAGGATGTTGACGTTTACAGCAGTGGACTCACATAGGGTAGCCATGGATAGGTGCTGTAGGCCTGAGCAGCTCCCATCGAGGGCGATAGGTAGGTGTGATACAAAACTATCACCCTGTGCTAAGAATCCCTTCCATTCAATAGCAGCAGCCATGAACTGCAGAGGCTTATCTGCCTCACACCACTTACGATTATCGTGAGGGTTCTCAACACACTGCATAATCCAATGTTCATTGTCCATAACCCATTGGACTCTAGCCTCTAATGTATCCTTTGAAACCTTACCGAAGTCACCTGTGTTTGCCAGATGAATAGCTAACCAAGTCCACCCAGTTTTTCCTAATGCCTTTCCCTTGGCAAACCGTAAGGTTGATTTCATAAAGTCATCCCCCATTCCTGAATAAGATGACACTGAATACACACGTCCACGGAAGTCTAGGTTGTATCCAAAAAAGAATTCATTGTACTGACTGAACTCTTCCGCAATCGCCATGGTTGAACTGAATGAGATACGCTTTGAGCCTGTCTCACGGTTACCTGCTTCTATCCTGTTCTTCTCCTTATAGAATGCGGCCCACTCTTCTTTGGTTTCACAAGTCTGTGCGTCTGGGTCTAGTTCAGTTTCATTGTATTTAGCTGGGATTGATGGACACCATTCAACACCTGAATCAAACAGCTCATTCGATAGGTTTAGAATGTCCTTGTTAACTGCCCAAGCTGTATGTTGCATCGCATTAACTGCATGTAACACAATATCAATGTTCTGATGTTTAAGGTCTTCTAGGTAGTTAAGGTTAGGAGTCTTCACAAAACGTACAGGTCTGCAGTAATGTGAGTAATAAACACCACCTGTTAAGTTATCGTATGTCCAATCACGAGGGACTACAACCAGAGGCTTATACTGAGGAGCTGTAAGGCCTATCTTAGAGCATCTTTCAGATATCCATGTCAGTGTTTCAGGTGTAGCAACTAACCGCTTAACGGTGTCGTGCTTGCCCTTAGACTCCGTTGTGATTCGGACTAAACCAACAGTCTGAATGAGGATTGTTAATAGTTTTGATGATACTTGCATTAGCTTGGCATCTTCCCAAGGAACCCAGTTATCTATTGTCCCCTTACTAGCCTCATCATTCATTGCGTTAACAATGACCTTACGTTTCCAGTATCCTTTTTTCTTTGATGACGCATCAACAAGGCGCTTCCATAGCTTATCGTCCTGCTTGCGAAGGTCTGCTAATCTGAACTCATCCTCTACTTGCTGTGCTGCACGTTTCTTTATAGCTTGTAATGTTCCTTGTTTAATACTGATACCATTGATGATGAATTTTAAATAGACAAACGCTATTACTTTAGAATCTCCTCCTTCAAGGTAATGTTTAACTGAGTTAGCTCTGCCTCCCTTTCTACTATCACTGTTCATGTATTCTTCAATACCAGCAGCAAACTTTGCTATACCATGAGTGAGCATCTCTTGCCCGTATCGAGTGTCAGCTTCACCTCTATTCTCTTGCTGTTTACCAATCTGGATAGCAGCATTAACAACACCAATATCCCTCATTGCTTTTTCTATATTTAGTTGATTGTCCATCAACACATCACCCGTCAATACTTCCCTTCCATGATTCTCAACATTAGACATTTGTCTTTTCCTTAATCATTATCATTATTAAACAACATTCACTACTGAATCCTTATAGACGTAGTAGTCCCACCTCTGGGCGCTCCCGCTAGGGTGCAACCTTTGCTCCTTAAGCATCTTCTAATGTACGATTAGCGTTACTGAAGTTATAGTGCAACCTTTGCTAATTGTCCTACTGTTTGTCCTCCTGTTTTTTAGTTGAATTAAACTCTCTATGGAAACCATTAGGCCAGCAAAAAGGCCGCACCCCGTGACTTCTAGGGATGCAGCCTTTAATATCTATTTGAATTCTTGCACTATTAACCGAAAGCTATTCGAAAAATGGCGCGCCCGAGAGGATTCGAACCTCAATCGTACAGTCTGGCAAAAAGAATTCTTTATAGATATCAACCGTTTAGGTACGACTGGTCTCCATTTTGTTTATCGCTAGGAAGATAATTGTCTTCCATTTTGTCCTTCGTTAGGACGTGCTGCTTGTGGTTTATGCCGAAGCTATCCAGTGCAGCGATGCTGTTTTGAAGTATGTTGTTTGTGACCTTAGCGTATTTTGCGGTTTGACTGATATTGCGGTGACCCATTAGCTGCTGGACTACCCTTATATCTGCCCCAACGTCTAACATTCGGGTAGCAAACGTGTGGCGCATGCCGTACCAAACTTCACCGTCACCCCATGCCATTTCAGGGCGAACCGATTCAGTCCAAAAGCGATAGCAATGCCACTTGTAATCTAGGCCAGCAAACAATCTAATGTTGATGTCCTGTCCCTGACTACGCTTTTCTAACATACGTTTAACACGGCCTGTCATAGGCACATCACGTTCCTTGTTATTCTTGGTGAACTCTTTAGGTATTCTGATTAAAGGCATTCCACTATCGTCATGTGTCAGCCATTTACCACAGATATTATGAGCTTCACACCATGGACGCATGCCTGTATCAAATAACAACACGATAAAGTCATGTAGCATGTAATTAATGGACTCATTCCTGACGTGATGTGTAGTCACAAAGTCCATATTAAGTGCTAAGTCCAACAACATTGCCTCTTCATTTTGCGTGTAGTACCGCATCCGTGAATTGTCCCCAATAGTCTCCCACTGGATGACAGGACAATGCTTCAATCTGCCCGTGTGAGCCATGTGCTTAAGTATCGTAGACAAACATGTGAGTTTGTTGTTGATGGTCTTAGGCGCGTTCCCTTTGGCTCTCAGGTGCTGTATATATTTATCAATTAGTAAGGTGTTAACGTCTTCTAAACGTCTAACCTTAGCGACACCAACAAAGAATTCATCCATCGCCCGTTTGTACTGGTCAATCTTCTCTTTGTATGATTTGGTGCGCCATGACCACTTGCTTTCGTAGGTTTCATCAAAGGCTAACTCTAGGGTTAGTGATGTACCATGTTTAAGCTGGCCCCCAACTGGAACCAAACCCCTAGCAAAATCTGCTATGGCTTGGGTCTCGATTGCAACAGCGTCAGACTTAAGGTCAACGCCTTTTACAAAGTCAACGAAACGATGACCGTTCCGCATAACTTTTATTTGCCACCCTGTTTTTGTTTCATAAATAGCCATATGTAATAGCTCCTTACTAGTTAGGTTTAAAGTGCCCTGTCATTGCCGAGATTACGGCCTTGCCACGTTCACTCAACACTACATAACGTACCCGTCTGTCTAGTGGGTCTGTCTGTAGCTCTACCAGATTCAACGGCGCTGACTTGCGGCGCTTAACGTCTATGTCTGATAGCACTGTAACAACACGGCTCACGTTAGAGCCAAGCGTGTTCAGTCCCTTTGCAATCTCGATGCCTGTACAACGACCCCGCATTGCCACGAATATGAGTACACGCATTTGTAGCGCTGTCATTTCCGCATATAATCCTTGAAAGTCTTTTAATACTGCCGCCATTCCTGCAAGGTTTTCTAAGTCCTTCTTGCTGTGCTTGGTTGCGGTGTTTGGTTTAATATCCATTACGTTTAATCCTTTATATCAACTCTTTGTTCTATCAGCAGCCATATGGCGTTTGATGTCATCTATTTCTTGATGACTGAAAAGTTTATCTCTGCCCCACTCGAACATCAATACTTCTTTTCCTAATAGTTCTAAATAAATGTAGCTGTTAAATTGCAGCTCGAATACTAAAAATTGCCCTAGTGAAAATGTAACATCCATAGAATAATCGCTCGATTTGGTACTGTAAATTAATGGTATTTCCTGACTTAAGCCGCCCACTATGATTTAGGCGTATAAGGTCTGAATACCGTATATTATGGTCTTGGTTTTGTGTTGCTATGTAACGTGGGCTAAGGTATTGACACCAATCAGTGTGGACTAACCACCACTCCCACGTACTCTCTCGCATCCAAGCTCGTTTAATGCATTGTAATGAACTAGCATTATCGTATATTGACATGTTAGAACCTCCTTATATTGTTTATCCTGCAAAATCACAGGCGCTCATATTAATCTAATTCCGAATTGAAGTAAATCCCGTACATACCTTGGAAATCTTGTGCATCAATTAAGTAAATTACTTCGTCAATGTTGAAATGTTGCATACTGTCCCACCTCGGTTTTCTGATTGAGTTTTGCATTATTGCAGCCTCCATAAAGGCCCGTTAAAGGCCCTTAAAGTGAATGCCTAATTACGTTTGGGTGGCAGCATATACCGCTAGCTTGCCTATAATTTCATTCCTTAAGGGTTCGTTTTCAACATCCTCAAGTGTTACCCAAACGCCTTGGCGCTCATATATGGCTGTTAATGGCGCGTGTTGTACCGCTGCCCTGTATTGCTCGTTGGCTGTGTAGCATGGAAAACTGCCCATATTGCGGCCCCATATAGCTATGCACCTGTATGCACTAGGTAAATAATTCATGGTTAAGCCTCCATTAACAGGCGTTTTAATGCCTTTACGGATTTGCCCGTTATTAAAGCCAATTCGACAATCGACATATTAAGTTTTGAATCGTAATAATCTTTTATTTGTTGGTTAGTCATTTTTAATCATCCTTTTGTTGTTTCTTAGTTAGAAGTTGAAGTCGCCATTCTCTACAATCTGCGCGTTTTTCCACCATTCCCTAGTCACTTCAAAATCATCTTGAAGCACATCTTGGGCCATCATTTCAGCGGTGTCTAAATCCTCCGCTTGCACTGTGTACGTGCGGTATGTTGTTGACTCAAATGTTATTTCGTAATGTTTCATGTTATTTATCCCCCATTAACAGGCGCTTTAATGCCTTTACGGATTTACCCGTTATT